ATAAGAAGTTTGATGGCAAAAAGAAAGGTGATGGGAAGAAGAAATAAAAAGTTTCTTGAGAAAAGAGACAAAAAATTTTGTCTTTATTATAAAAAAGATAGAGATATAAAAATAAAAATTGATTCTTTTTTTATTAATAATTAAATAATTATAAATTAACGATGAATAATAATGAAGAGTTATTTGCTGATTTATTTGCATATAGATTCAGTTTATTAGATATTTATCCAGATAATGAAAGAGATATTATTATTAAACTCAAAGTCTGGTTATTTAGAAGAAATGGTATTCATCGTAATAATATTAATAATATAATCTTAGATTTCTATAACTTTTATCAGATACCAATGACTGCTATTGAAATAAATAATGCTAATGTTATGATTCATTTGTTCGATAATAATTCATTTAATATCAATACATACAATAATATCTTAAATATGCTTACAGAAGTAGCTACAAATATGAATAATAATGATAATGATAATAATAATAATAATAATAACGAAGAAGAAGAGACATTAACACCAGAAGAATTTGAAGAATTAGATGTGATTCAAATTAATGTTAATCACGTATTAGAAGAACAAGAATGTTCGATTTGTATCGAAAAATTTGAATTAGAACAACAAGCGATTAAATTAAATTGTAATCATCTATTTCATAGAAATTGCATTCACGCCCATTTATTAAATTATAGTAATAAATGTCCTTTATGCAGAACAATTGCAAATGATATTTAACAATTACTTTTATTTATTTATATAATAAAATGATATATCTAAAATCTTTTTTATTATTTACATTTATTTTCTTATTAAATTCATTTTCTTTATCAAGAAATGAGTTATTAACAAAAGCTAAGATGTGTCGTATCTGTTATAGTCGCCTAACTAAATTTAATATCAGTCGCAATAAAATGCTCAATATTTATGATAATTATATTTATATAAATGAAACTAAGACAAAATCGGCTTGTTACATCTTTTATAACAAACGACAAATTGATATCTGTTTTAAAGGCACCTCAACTTTTAATGACATCTGTCTTAATCTCGATATTTATCCTCGTATATTTATAAATAACTCAATAAGACTTCATAATGGTTTTTTAACAAAATATTTATCAATGAAAAATGAAATTATCAAAAACATCGATTCCATTATAAATAAAAATGATATAAAGGAAATGTCATTTAATGGTCATTCCTCAGGTGGTGCTATCGCAAATATCGCATCCTTAGATATGAGTTATATTTATAATAATATTAATATTAAATGTGTGACTTTCGGAGCTCCAAGAGTTGGTAATAAACATTTCATTGAAACTTATAATAAAAGGATAAGCGAATCGTTACGAATTGTTAATAATAATGATATCATCACTTATGTACCATTACCAATCATTTATATTCATAATCATAAACCAATGATTATTAATACCAATACTACAAGTAATACCAGTAATAACATTGAATGGAATTTAATTAATTATTTTAAAAATGTTCATTCAATAACCACTTATATCAAACATTTATAATCATTTATAATAATAGAATAATGACATCAACTACTTATTATATATCAAGTGATTTATATGAACTTTTAATAGATAAAAATGAAATGGAATTATTAAAATTGCCAATTGATTTATATATGAATGAATATTTGAAATTTGTTGAATTGTTTCCAAAAATGAAAAAGGCAATTTTTGAAAAGGCACCTAAAAATATTAAACTAAAACAAAAATTAATCATCTATCTATATGATGCCATCACTGCCGGTAAAATTAAAAAACAATTAATCAATGTTTATTATATGTCTGAAAAGGATTATTATAATATAATAGAACGAAAAAAGAAGTTACTATTATCTTACTTAAAACCTATTTTTTCTGATGTAAATAACCATTTCACTATTGATAATTATTCAAATATCATAAATGAATTGAAAGGTGATAAACTTCGCACTGAAATTTTTAAAATAATCAATGAATATATAAGTTTGAATTTAATTAAACCAAAAGCAGCAAACTTATTAATAGATGATGCATCTAAATCAAAAACAAAACCTAAAACAAAACCTAAAAGTATTTCACCATTAGATGAAAAAAATGATGAAATAATTGAAATAAAAGTCAATAAAGCCAATAGTAAATATAAACAATATATGAAAAAGGAATTGGCAGATATAGATACGAATGAATTTAATTTGAATAAATTGCGAAATGATATAAATGATGATGCTTTTATAACTAAAGCAATTGAAGGAGAAATAAAAGCATTAGAATTTAAATTTAAGACATATTCTAATTTGGCTCTCGTTGATTGGCATGGACAAGGGAAAGATAATCAACAACAACCAATGGGAAAAATAAATGAAATGATTGAAAAATTAAAATATACAATTAATGAAAAGATTAATTATCTCAAAAAAAGCCCTTATGTAAATAAAGAGAAACGAAATGAATTATTAAATATCATAGATGATCCCGATAATGGTATCGCAAGTATTAAAGGAACCAGTCGCGAATCATTGCGAATATCACTAATAAAAATAATTTATATGTTTATCGAAGTTCCCCTCTTCTTTTTCAAAGGTTTCAATAATTTCATCTTAACTGGTCCACCTGGTAGTGGTAAAACCAAAGTCGCATCAGTTATTGCCAATCTAATGAAAAATTTGGGAATATTGGCAACGACGAATGTCATTATGGCAACCAGACAAAATTTAGTTGCGGAATTTACGGGACAATCGGGACCCAAAACAAGAAATCTTCTTTCAAATGGTCTCGAAGGTGTCGTTTTTATTGATGAAGCTTATACACTAACTCCTTGCAAAGAGAAAAATTATCATATTGATAACTTAGCGGAAGAAGCAGTAGGTGAATTAATCAATTTCATAGATAAATTCATTGGTTGTATTGTTATAATCGTAGCAGGTTATAAAGATAAGATGAATGATTGTTTTTTGAAATTTAATGAAGGAATGTCGCGACGATTTCCAAAACAAATCGAATTACTGCCTTATAATTCAAAAGACTTATTTAATATCTTCGAAATTTTCTTAAATGATAGCATCGATATAAAGACAATCTTAACAACAGAACAAAGACATTATATTAAAGGTATCATAAAAACCTTGAATGAAAATGACGTTTTTAATAATCAAGCAGGTGATATGTTAAATCTCAGTAAAGTAATTGGTGAAGATGCCATCTTAAATAGTAATAAATATGATAAGAAATTGATAAAATTATCATTTAAGAAGTTTTGCTTAGCAAAAGACATCGCTATTGAATTATAATCGATAATAATAATAGAAATTGTTTTTTATTTTTAATATATGTCATATATAAGTAATACATTAGAACCATTTGATTTTTATAATAATATAGCGAGAGTGAATAAATATAAGAGAGTTTATAATTATTTAAAATTGATTAGATTAGAATCAGATAAATGTTTGACTGCGTATAAAGACTCGTATCTATTAAGCAAAAATATTTTATTGAAAAAACAAATAGGAAGTAAGAGTAGATTTGGTGTTGTTTATAAATGTATAAATATAAATAAGAAATTTAATGATATACCACCATTTACAATTAAAATTCAATTAAATACGAGATCATTGGCACTGGAAACAAAAGTTTTATCAAAATTATCTAAATATGGCGTTAAGAATAATATATCTAATTTACCAATTTTATATAAAGTTATTAAATGTCCTTATAATTCCAACTATAAATTATTTGATGGTGTAAGTAAAAATGCTGTCAAAAATGGCTATACTATGCTTTTAAATGAATTGGCATCAGGTGATTTAAATCAATTCTTAAATAAAAAATATCCATTAAAAATGACGGAAGAACTATGGCGTAATACTTATGAACAATTATTTATGTGTCTCGCAGTCCTTCATAGTTTTAAAATAACTCATAATGATGCACACAGTGGAAATTTCCTTTATCATAAGATAAAAAAAGGCGGTTGTTTTCATTATAAGATAAATGACACTGATTTTTATATTAAAAATCTCGGGTTTTTATGGACTTCGTGGGATTATGGCAAGATTGCAAAAATGAAAAATAAGGGATCTTATATTTATGATTATATGATGCTCAATTTAGTCACTCGTAAAAATGATTATAAAAAAAGAACACCTGAATTTGATAATCATGATTATTATAAAACGAAAGAATGGGGATATTTAAGTTCAAATACAAAGGTTCCGTTATCGATTGAACGATTTCAAAGTGAATTGTGGAAATTATTAGGAGGTTATAATAACGATAATGATATGTTTATTATTAAAAAACTTAAAATGAATGAAGCTATATTTCTCAAATATTTTCTCAATAATCGTTCATTATTTTCAAAAGAACCAATCGGAACAATTTTATCATCGGTTACTTTCAATTTATAATAATAATAATAGATATAAAAAAGAATCATAGTAAATTAAAAATAAGATTATGGAACAAATATTCACTTATATCTATGAAAATAAGATTTGGGGCAATAACTATAATAACTCTTATAATGGTAGCAGTGGTGAAGGTAGTAGTATCAATTATAATAAAGATTCGTATGTTCTCTTTTTAAAGAAATTTATTCAAGAGAATGATATAAAGACAGTTGTCGATTTGGGATGTGGTGATTTTATTTGCGGCCCTTATATTTATAGTGATCTGAATGTTACTTATAAAGGTTATGATATCTATAAAAAGGTTGTTGATTTCAATAGTTCTCAATATTCAAAAAATAAATATGAATTCATTCATTTGGATTTTTATAATGAGAAAGAAACAATCGAAGGTGGCGACCTTTGCATATTAAAAGATGTGATTCAGCATTGGTCTTTAAATGAAATTTATAATTTTCTTGATTATCTCGTCGAATCAAAGAAATTTAAATTTATTCTCATTTGTAATTGTGCTTATCAGCAAATGGATAACCCCGACATTTCCATTGGTCAGTTCAGATGTTTGAGTTGTGATTATTTACCTTTGAAGAAGTATGATGCCAAAAAACTTTACACTTATAATACAAAAGAAGTTTCCGTAATTTTTAATTCAAATGACAAAAATTAATTTGAAATTGTATTCAAAACATCTCGCCAATTATTCACATAGAAAGGTTTTTCTCTGTAATAAAGAATCCGATTGTAAGCATAAGAATCATCGAACCTACTAATATCAACCAATGAAAGCTTATTAACATCTTTCAAAACCTTTGCGAGGTTCTCTTGATTCAAATCTAAAGCAGATGTCAAATCGTCCTTACTAACCATCCTTGTTGAATAATTGCGAAAATCGATCATATAATTGAAAGATGCTCCACGATCAATAGTCAGGTAATAATTACCATTCAAGTTATAGAGAGGATAACTCATCTTCCTTACTGTCTTTTTATATAAAGATCTAAAATCATTTTTTATTTTTATTAGATAAAAATCAATGAATATAAAGATTTGTTAAATATAATAATTAAATTTAATTTGGACAATGGCTACTGACGATTTGATTGACAGAAAGATAGTTAATTATTTGCGTAAAAATTCGAGTAATAATGAAAATAAAAATCTAATTCGTTACAAATTATTGGGATTGTTTTATAAGACGATAGAAGGTTTCCCGATTAATGTTAAATTAACTGATGATGAATATAAGGAAAAGTTAGGTGAATTCCCCTTATTCTTTCAAAACAAGACACGAGAAGAACTGATTGAACTCTTTAATTTAAAGGTTTGTCCTCGAAAGCCAATTAAATATCCCTTTAGTTTAATTGATTATGATATCAAAGAGAATAGTCATTTAGTTATTTCACCTAAAACACTGAGACCGGTATATCAATCTGATTGGAAAGAACAAGCCGAAGAATTGAATAAAATAGAGATTCGCAAACAACAATCATTTTATGCTCATTACCTGCGCTATTACCTACAGAAAAAGGAATTTCCGACATTTAACCAATATTTGAATTATATTTATAATAAAACACAAAAACCACTACATAAAGATATTAAAATTGTATTTGATAATATTGATAATTCTTATGAACCAATCAAACATTTTATAAAAATAAATAATATGAGTCATAAAGAGAATAAGGAATTGTTAATTAAATCTACATCAATTCCAATGAGAATTCAAATGCAATCTTAATTATAATTAAAACTTTTTTATAGTATCTATATCAGCTTGATTTAACATAAATAAATCGTGCATTATTTTTATTTGAAAAATAATTTTTATTTTTTCGATATTTCCTTCTTCCTTCTCTTGTTTATCTTCTTCAGGTTTATTTTCTTGTTCCTTTATTTTGTTTTTTAATTTTTCTATAAAATCGTCTTTAAGAATTTTATCTTCATCATCCTCATTATTAATTTGAAGTTCTGGTGTATTTAAAATATGTTCAATTTTATCTTTACCTTTAAGAGTTATAAGTTGTGTTCTAATTTCTTTAATATTTTTATCTTCTATTTCAATTGTTTTTAAAATATTTATAATTATTTCATAAATATTAATATCTTTTTCATGTGATTCTCCATTTTCAATAATAAAATTATCTTTTCTTAAAAATGATAATATTAATAATAAACAAGTGATTGTGTCAATTTTCTTTTTAATAATAGTTAAATTTTGATAATCATCACTATTATTTAAAAGCTTATTTATGTGTATATATAAAATTTCTATATAAGTATAAATGAAATAATCATTACTTTTAATAAAAGAGTCAAACGAATCTTTTATTAATTGTAGATATTTTTCTTTTTTATTATATATTTTTATTAAACCTTCCATTATTCTTATTTAAATTAAGAATTTAAATCTCCGAAAAAGTCATTAAAACCTTTTTTATTCAAAATAAGTTTATTAAATAAAATTATTAAAACATACACATATAAATCTCTATCAGCAGGATGTCCACCCATCCACATTTCATTTTGATATGCTGGTGGTGCTTGAACATAGTAATAAGATCCATTATCATAAACGTAATAATTTCTATATATATCAGTGACATAATTTCTATTTATATCAATGACATAATTTCTTAAAACACCATATTTATCATTTTGCTGAATATAATGATATGTTGGTTGTGGTGAAACTACTATTTCTGGTTGTTGTATTGTATATGATGATGTTTGTATTTTTGACCTATATTTTTCAGTTAATTCATTTATTAATTTTTCCGAAATATAACCTTTTCTTACCAACTTATATTTATTACCACTAATATCAGCATAATTAAAGTTTTGATCAAAAACTGCAGTACCATTTATATGTTCTAAAAATGCATAATCGCTATATAGTTTTTCATCTGTAATTTCAATAGATGTGCTATCTTTAGCATAAGCATTTCCTTCTCCATATAACTCTGATCTTA